AATATATACTCACAAACCTTTGGTAAATCACAAATATTTTTTTAATATTTTAGTCTATTGTTATTAGTGTCTATTATAACATAATGAAAGGGGAGCCGCAACTCCCCTATCATATTATGCTGCCTTTCCTTCTTCCGTAGAAGCTTTCTTATACGCAGTTACTAATTTCTTCAATTCACCAATTGCCTTTCTAGCTCTTGATTTGTTTACTTTCTTAGTTCCGTTGTGCTCTGTTTCAAATGTTGTGAAAAGAGTCTTCATTTGTTCGAATAGTTCTTGACTGTTCATAGTTTTTGTTTTTAATTGTTATTTTATTTTATCCAAAGAACTGGTTTAATTTATCTACCAATTCAGTTTTTGCTTCTACTTTTTTATATGGATTGTTGATTTCATAGTTTATTCTACCCTCTGCTATTTGGAAATATTCATTTTCTCTCTCAATACCAATAAAGTCAAATCCACCTCTAATTGCAGCTTTACCAGTAGAACCCGAACCCATAAAAGGGTCTAATGTTATCCCACCCTTTGGTGTCACTAAACGGATTAGGTATAGCATCAAATCAGTTGGTTTAACAGTTGGATGGTTGTTATCAGTTCCTTCGTTTCTATCTTTCTTAGATGATTTAGGGCAGTAAAAGAAACGAGATGCTCCTTCATATTGTCCATCCAATAACTTACCGGCTTCCTCATCAAAGATTATGTTTGCCGGAAATCTACCAGTTGGATTATAGTTTTGTGGTTCTAACATTGAGTAATCACCATATATTTGATTTGTACCCATTGTACTACCAAAATCAGCGTGTTGGTTTTTATTTATACTTTCTGCTTTATCAGCTTCACTTACAAAATCAACTCTACTCTCATCTATGTTTATTCCACCTGTACTCCATTCTAATACATTATTTGCTACATTACCTTTGAATGGTTTTCTAGCCATTACTATTGGTTCGTGTGCTGGTTTAAGAGCAGTTCCCCAACCATCTCCCAATTTATATGATTTAGGAAATCCACTACCATAGACCCACATAATTTGGTCTCTAATCTCAAATCCAGCATCTTCAATACGAACTGCCATTCGGTGATATGTTCTACTACCTGCAAATGAAAGTAGATGTCCACCGGGTTTAAGAACTCTCATACATTCTTCCCAAATCTCTTGTGAAGGAACATCGTAATCCCATTTTTTACCCATAAAGGAAATGCCATAAGGTGGGTCTGTAACGATTGAGTCAATAGAATTATCGTCTAACTCTTTTAACTTATCCAAACAATTTCCTAATAATAATTTCATATAAAATTTATATCTATCCTAATCCAGATACAATGGGTGGTTTACTACCCACTATCGTATCCATATATTTTTTGTGTAACATTTGCTTTTCCAATTCAGCTCCATTTGCACTTTCCTTAGATGCTAATATACCATCAGATGAAGATGCCGCATATACCTCTAATGTTCCATGTGTTGTATCCATTTTGGCTGGGAAGGTGATTCCATCCTGTCCGAAACGATTCTTCATTACATGCACCCTAGCGGTGTTGTTCAATTTATCTTTAGCCTTTCTACTCAAACTCATAATAAAGTCAGCGTTCATTACTTTAGCGTATGAATCTGCTATCTTATCAGCTTCAATTACTTCACTATCAATTGCTGAACGATTTGTTTGTGATGCTGTCCAAATTGGAATTCCCAACTCACCACTCATTCCTCTTAAATCGATATACACTCCACCTTGCTCAGCGTATGTACTATCGGTTTTGTTTGAATGTGATAATAACAAATCAGCGTAATCCACAATAACTAAATCGGGCTTATTACCGGCTGCTATCATCTTCTCTAAGTGAGCTTGAATTGTTTTAGATGATGCTCCTTTTGGTGGATAGTATTTGATTTTAAGTTTACCTTTTAATCTCTTTACTTTATCCAAAACTTCATCTCTCCTTTGTGATAAATCTGATGATGCGATATGTGTAAACACCGTATCATATCTCAAACCAACATAACCCTGCGAAAGTTCTAATGTATAATGGGCTACGGTCTTTCCGGCTTTTACGGCTGCTGCACCTAATGCTGCTAACACCCAAGTCTTACCAACACCAGATGGTGCTACTACAACTCCTAATTCACCTGGTCCTAAACCACCATTCATTAATTCATTGATACAATCCCAATCAGTACCAACAGTATCTCTAGCAGTTTCATCATAACGTTCTTCAAAGTCTGTTAAGTAATCCATACCCAAATCAGCATCAACACCAACCTTCATTGCCTTATCAACCAACTCTTTGATTTTATCATAGTTGCCTGATTTTAGTAAATCTATTGATTGTACGATTACATTCTTTAAGTTTTGATTAATACAAAATGCTGTAAATTCATCTTTGATATATTGTAGGTCTAAACCACCAATACTTTGATAAACTTCTTTTAATTGTGCTACTATTGTTTTTTGTAATGCAGGATTATCAACTTTAGAAACTTGCACTTTGAATACATCCAATGATGGTAATCTATGATACTCATTATAATACTCCACAACTTCATCTACAATCCATTTGTTTGCTTCGGATTCAAAGAATTTTTTGTGGATAACATCACCCAATGTATCCAACATCCTGTCATCACTTAAAAGTGCTGCCACTACTTTGGTTTGAAATGATTGTCCGTATTTTGATAATGTATCTTCGCTCTGCATGTTTTATTTAAGTTGTACAAATATACGATAATTTGATGAGTCTACCAAATTATTTTACTATAATATTTGTATATGTTGATTTAAGCCAATCGTTTATATCTTTCCAATTCTGAAGGATTTTATACTTCATAGCGGCTTTAATGAAATCCATCTTATCAAACTTTTTGTTTGGTTCGGCGAATCTATCATTGATTTTCAACTTTGTATTTGTATTGATATGTGGTTCTTGCAATTGCATGATTTGTTTATTTCTCAAAACATCATCCTTAGCTGCAAGTATATCTTCGTAGATTTTTGCTTCCTTTCTTTTATCTTCACATATTTGAAAGAACTCATCAAAAGTTATTTCTTTATCTTCGGATAATTCAGGGAATCTTTTAAGAACAGTCTTTAATCCACACCCTTTAACGCCAGGTACATTATCTGAATTATCTCCATCTAATGTTCTGAATAGTAATAGGTTTTGTGGATACATTCCCCATTCTTCTTTTACTAACTCTCTATTATAGAGCTTCTTTTTAGTTGGTGAATAAACAAATGTTTTTTCATCTACTAATTGTAAAAAATCTTTATCAGTAGAAACGATGTAACATTCTTCATCTTCACCAAGCACATGCCTAGCTATATGACCTATTACATCATCTGCTTCTATTCCATCATATATCATTGTAGTGATTGGTAAACTATCTAACAAGTCTACTAACCACACAAATTGTCTTTTCATTGAAAGTTGCTCATCCTCCTGCGACATCATTTCTGGGTATTGTCTATTAACCCTAAAACGATTCTTACCTCTATCAGCTTTATATCCTTCAAATAATTCTTTCCTACCTTTAGAACCACCTTTACCATCAAAGGTTAAGATAACTCTAGTTGGATTGAATTGGCGGATTTGGTATCCGATTGAATTTAATGAACCAATAACTCCACCCGTATGTTCACCATCCTCATTCATTGTGGGGTTGGTAGTCCAACTACGGATGAAGGTATTGAGTCCATCTATGATAAGAACTCTACCATTCCTTACCCTTTGGGCATTTGATTCATGTTCTGTCTCAACTTCATTGAGTAATTTTTTGTATAGTTCTTTCATATTTTTTGTAACCTTTATTAATCACCAATTACTTCTGAATCAACTACTAAGTTATCAGAGTCTAGTGAATCTTTTTTGTATTGTAAAATTGTTGCCTCACAAATCCTTTTATAGATTTGCTCTTTTACTTCCGTATTTGATTCTAATGTAGAAGGAAAATCTTTCGCTTGAAACTTAATGATTTCACCAGTATCAATATCAGTATATTCATACCATGCACCACTTTGTTTTACGATTCCATTTTCTTTCATCATTCCTAACCAAGCACCATAGTTATCAATTCCTCTGTCAAAGAAAATATCGAAATCAGCGGAACGTAACGGAGGTCCCATCCTATTCTTTACTACTTGACAACGAACTTTGATACCAACAATTCTATCGTTACCATTTTCTTTAGCCTTAATCGTTCCCATACTCTTTAATCTTAAACGAACTGATGCATGGAAAGCAATTGCTTTACCACCAGAAGTTGTCCAAGGGTCAGAGAATGGCATTGCGTTCATCTTCTGTCTTAATTGGTTTGTGAAAACTAGAGTGATTTTCTGTCTACCAATAAGATTTGTGATTTTACGCATTGCTTTGGAAATGATAATTGCTTTATCCGTAGCGTAACCATCCTTACCATAATCAGCTTCCATCTCCTTTTCAGTTGATGCTGCTGCTACTGAATCCACAACGATTGTTA